CTTCTGCAAAGGTAACTGCGTCTGTTTTCATGGCTGTGGTGTTGTGGATGATGGCGGTGGGATTTTACCCCACCGCCATAAAACAACCAACAGGCAAACGATCAAATCACGTCTGGCATGCACGACCGCGACACGCTGGAGGCTACGGCCCTGGCTGGCGCTCATGTGCTGAACACGGTTTACCCGAACCAGAAAAGCAGCATCAACGCTCTTGGGACGGCTGACTACATCAGCCATACCTCTGTGTCGCAGTTCAAGAATCAGGCTCCAAGCGCGAATGTTCGCGCCCTGAACGTCTCCCGTCATCAGGAGCAAGTCATTTCCAAGCACTTCCTGGCAGGCAGCCAGTATGCGCTCGGCAACATGATGCAGTCCAGCAGCTTCCAGGGACTCATCTCCCAGGCTAGCCCTCGCGGCAGCCAGAACGAACTCTACGGCGGCCATCTGCCGGAGTGGGATGGCACCCGCCTCCACAAGTTCGAGATCGAGGACGACGATGCCGACGGCCCTAAAGGCTCGTTCTTCGCTCCTCGCGCTTACCTTGGCGTGGCGATCACTGCCAGCAATACCGCCCCGACGATCTCGGGCGGCGGTGCCACTGGCGCGGCTTCCCGCTCGGCTGCCGCTGCGGCCAAGACGGATGTGGGTTACTTCCAGGCGTTCCCCGGCGCTCCCTACGCGGCCAATGGTCGCACCATCGTCGCGCAGGAAACCTCTGCGAACAAATGGGTGATGATCCAGAACACGTCTGGTAGCGATACCGGCAAGTTCGGGTTCTACACCTACACGACCACGGACGGCAACACCATCACCAGCACGGAGCGCCTTCGCGCCGCTGCTTCTGGCGGTGCTGTCACGACCTTGACGGGTTCAACGATCACTTGGGACACTGCCCCTTGGACTGCTGCCGGTTCTGGTGCCTATATGGGCCTGACCGACGCGCATCCTGTGGGTTCCCTGATTGTCCCCGTGAACAGCAAGGGCGTGTACTTCGTCCGCTCGCTGGTCATCGGCCAGGACTTCATGATGACCGGCTACGGTTCCGTGAACGGCAACGCCACGGGCGCGATGGGCCTCCGCACTTCGGAAACCCAGGATCACCAGTCCAAGTTCGCCATCGGGCTTCGCCGTGTGTTCGGCATCGACCCGATCAAGAACACCTACGGGCTGGCAAACGGGTATCTGCTCGTCACGAGCGCCTACAAACTCCCCGGCATGCCTGACATCGCGTAACCCACACGGCTCCAAATGGGCGCGGGTGGGCAACTGCCCGCGCCCTTTTGCTGAAACATCCATTTCCCTAACTCCATGTATAACGACTCCCTTCTTTCTGACCCCTCCGAATTGCCTTGTTCATCGGTGGCTAGCACCATGCCAGAATTGTATGCTGGAGCGGTTTCAATGCCCTCGACTTTGCGAATGTAATCAAGCTGCTCCTGTAAGACATCCAAAGTTGCCTGTTTGCTGTCAACACATCGCATGAGCACGGCTTTGAAAGACAGCAGGCATTGAATGTTGAACTTGTCGAGATCGGTTGTCGGTATCGCTCCAGCAAGAGACTCCTCATGCTTCCGGCACGCCTCGAAGTCGAGGAACGATTTCCCATCGCTGGCGATGAAGTCGATGGATGGGACGAGCCTGCCGTGATCGCACTGCCGCCCTGTAGCCCAATATTCCTCGCGAATTTGGTTCCACTGCGCCAAAGTGACGTTGGCAGCATAGATGTTCCGGTCTGGAATGTATGCCGTGGTCGCAATCAAATTTGACAGGTGATCGCGCAGAGGCACTGCGCAATTCACTTCATGGATGCTGACGAGATAGCGGATTTGCATGGTGGGCGCATTGTGAACCGTATCAGGCAAACTGTAAACGGCAAAAGAGGCGGAGCCTTTCGGCCCCGCCTCCCGCAACCAACCGAGAGAGCAACCATGCGACAGAAACTCCCCCAGCAGGAAATCAGGCAATGACGGCCTTGCGAACCTCAAAGCCGATCACAAGGGCTTCCCCAAGTGAACCAGCAGTGTTGTTACGCACGTCAACGGTGAAGGAACCTGATGCCGCCCGCGCATTGAGCGTGTAGCTGCCAGGGGTTCCGCCCGAAACGTGGTTGAGGTTGATGATGTCAGTTGCCTCGACTGCCGTGTTCGTGACCACGAACGAAACAATCGTGCCAGCCGCGAGGGCTGCATTGTTCATCGTGATCTGGCCGCAAACCTTCGAGAGCGTAACGCCCGTTGATTTGTTCGTGGCCTGGGTGACTGCGCCGCCAGCGCCGGTAGCGTAACCGCTGCCGACTGTGGGGCTGACACTGGTAACGCCGCCAAGCAAGTTGGTGAGAAGCTGGGCGAGGGTCATGCGATACCACAAGGGGCGGGGGCCGCTTGTGTCGAAAACGGCAACTTGGACATTGCCGCCGCTGGAGGTGAGGTTTGCCCGCTGCGCTGCCGTGATTTGCGGCAATTCGGAGGGGTCAGAAAGAAGGGAGTCGTTATACATGATGATATGATGATGGATGTTTCAGACGTGTTAATTGAGTTTGGCAAAATCGCCGTAATGCTCAGATGCAGCCTTGGCATACGCCATCGCCGCATCCTCGATTTTGTCGAAAAGGCCAATGTGTTTTGATTTTCCGTTTACACCAATATGGACGAGCCATTGGCCCGTTGGCTTGAAGAATGAAACGCCTTTGTGTCCGCTGGTATTGTTTTTATGCAGCGACTTGTTTCTGACGTTTTGTGCATGGGTGCAAATGCGCAGGTTATGACGGCGATTGTTTAACTTTTCGCCGTCCCTGTGATCTACTTCATGGCCTTCGGGTATCTCGCCGATGATAAATCGGTGCAACTTCTGTTTGCGCTGTTTGCGCTGTTTGCCTGTTTGTTTGTCGTATGCACCCCTAGCAGCATAACCAGTGTCGCAATACCATTTGAATTGGCTCACGCGCTCAAAGTCTTCCTCGTCCACAAAGCAAAGCCTGCCTTGAGTCAAAGGGATTATTCGAGCGCCTGAAATAGCTTCTGCAAAGGTAACTGCGTCTGTTTTCATGGCTGTGGTGTTGTGGATGATGGCGGTGGGATTTTACCCCACCGCCATAAAACAACCAACAGGCAAACGATCAAATCACGTCTGGCATGC